TGACCTATCAGCATGGGTAATTGAGGGAATTGACCGATCAGGTGCTGTAGGCGTTATTGGTGAGATCAACAATACTATCGAGAAGATTTCTAGCAACTCTGTTGGAGTTAGACCCCTTCTTGGCATTAGCGCACCAGCCTCTAGATTTGTATCTCGTAGCGTGTCAGAATCACTGTTGGGGCCGACATTTGGCAGCCTACTCAGTACCACTGTGGCAGCCAGTAATGCGCTTACAAGCAAAGAAGAGATGACTGAGGCAGATGTTAGAGCATTGCGTAGACTTGTCCCTTTACAGAACCTGTCAATCCTTCGCGGAATCGAAAGATTAGCCGAGTAGCTGTATATTTTTTAACCAATTTTTAGTATAATCAACCCAATTCAAACAGGAAATTATTATGTCAATTACAACCAATAACCCATTCAAAGGTGTAGGCTCAAACCTTACAGGCGCAGTAGTAGATATGCAGCCAGTCACTCCAAGCGATGGCGCTATCTTTGCTGATGGCGTTGTAGCTATTGGCCTGTACATCACTGTTGGCGGTGCTGTTAAGTTTAAGACTGCTCGCGGTGAAGACCGTACCATTACTGTTCCAGATAACTTTTACTTAGTTTGCTCATGCCAACAAGTATTTGCTACTGGTACTACTGCAACAGGCATACACGCACTGGTGTCTTAAATGATTGGCATTGGCGCTACACTATTTAAAAGAGCAGTCATGGGGAGTCGGGGGTTTAGTCCTTCGGCTCTGTTTGCTAATGGGGAAGAGGGTGCTTGGTATGACCCATCAAACTTGTCCTCTATGTATCAATTTGATGGCACTACTCCTGCTAATGTTGGCGATGGAGTTGGGGTAATTGAAGATCAGTCTGGAAACAATATCCACATGATACAGACTGTTGAGGCAAAATGCCCAATACTTAGGCTATCTGGTGAAGGGCATTATTACTTAGATTTTGATGGCACTGATGATGGTATGCGTACAACCTCCAATATTCCTTTTGGCACTAACTCTGTTCAAGAGATGTCAGTGTTTGCCGCTGCTCAGAAAAATACAGCAGGAGTATTGCAGAATATAGCGGAGCTTTCTGATAACCTTGGTAGCCAAGAAGGTGTATTTAGATTGTTCTATACTGCGGGAAATTTGTGGCGGTCAGTACATAAAGGCGATGTATCAAACACGTTACAAAGCACAGTTATTACAGATAATCCTGACAAAATTGTAGCAACTTCTGTTGCCAGTATTTCAGCGCCTTCACACTTACTTAGAATTGACGGTTCAGTAGTTGACTCTAATACTGATAGTTTGGGTAATGGGCCTTACACTGACCAACTTTTAAGCATAGGCTCTAGGGCTGGCGGTACATCATCTAGACTAGATGGTCGCATCTATGGAATTATTGTTAGGGGTAAAGTCTCTACCGCAGAAGAAATTTCAAATGTTGAAAAATATTTAGCGGCTAAGTCAGGGGTAACTTTGTAATGAGTATTTTTGCAACAGCAATCGTGAACAACACAAATAAGAAAGAAGTTCAAAGCCTTACTTCTTTTGACTTATTTACTAGCGAATGTAAAAAAGGCATAAGAAAATATTGGATCAGTTCTGGTATGTTTTCTGAAGAAGATTACAACAGTTTATTAGAGAGTGGCCTGCTTCACACCTTAGTTACCGATCCTGAAGTTCGACCCTTAGATACTCTTGCCTCACTCGGAATGAAACTTGTAGTTATTGAGGAATAAATATGCCTGTAGCTGGAGCCACTACCAGAAATGACTACGTTGCTACTTCTGGGCAAAATGTATTTAATTATACATTCCAGATTCTTCTATCTTCTGACTTAAAAGTAATTCAGAACGGGTCAGTGCTGTCCCTAAATACGGACTACACTGTTGCTATCACTGATCAGAGCGGAGGGCTTGTAACTTTAAGCTCCCCTGCCTCTGCTGGAGATACAGTAAGTGTCTTCTTGGCAATGCCTATTGATCGAACTACTGAGTATCAGAATGCTGGTGACTTCTTAGCGTCTGATGTTAATGGCGACTTTGATAAAGGCTACATAGCCATGAATCAGTTGCAGACTGACATTCGCAGAGCTGTTGGCTTGCAAGATCAAGACCCTACTGTAAACATGGAGTTGCCACTCAAAGCAGACAGGGCATCTAAGTTCTTAGCCTTTAATGCTAATGGAGAGCCTATTGTTTACACAACTCCTAGTGGTAGTGGAACTGCGTCAACCTATCAGCCATCATTTCCAGGATCAGTAAGCAGGTCTTTGCAGGATAGGCTAGAAGACTATACATCAGTTGCTGACTTTGGAGCTGTTGGCGATGGCGTTACTGACGACACTGCTGCACTGCAAGCTGCCTTCTCTTACGGTAATACCACCAGAACCAAGATTGTTATGGAAGGTAAGACCTACCTTTACAGCGACCTACTAGCAACTATAACTAATAGCGTTGAGATTGAGGGTGCTGGTGATGGGACTATCTTACTAAAGTCTGATGATTACACTGGAGCAGCTTTTGTAATCGAAAATACGTTTGGGCAAGTACCTGAGTTCTACCCCAGCAGTGCAGGCGATCAAAACTTGGTAGCTGATCTAACCAGAGTTAAGTCCCCATCGTTTTCCAAGTTTAGCATCATTGGCAAGTCAAGAGCTTACGCTGGGTTTGGCTTTGAGTTCAAAGACCGCAATGACATGGTATCTATACAGGATGTCAACTGCTTTAACCTAAAAGGTTCTGCATTTAGATTTACTGGCACGTTTGGTAACTTACGTGAGAGTAACATTAGGCGGTTTGTTGTTCGCATGTGTGGCGACGAGAACAGCCCTGCCGTTGATTTGAAGATGCCATCCTTTAGCAACACGCAGGCAACCTCTAGCACAGTAACTATTGATGGAGAAGACAGGACTAGGTTTACACTGTCAGGAACAGGCGATAACTTCTCAGGACTAACAGGCAATCGCAAGATTCGAGTACAAGGTAGTCGATTAGACGGCGGTACTAAAGAGTGGCCTGTTAATAGTGTTATCAGCGATACAGTTGTAGAGTTGCCTTATGACATTACAACCACAGACCCTGAGACTGGCGAGCCTTACGGACAATCAGTTACAAACGCCCCCACTACTTTCTATCGTGACGTAGACGGCCTCAACCATATATCGTTTAATGACTGTCAGATTGTGGGTTGCTATGGTACATACTTACGCATCTCCCATGAGCGAGTAAACTTCTTTAGGCGTGTAGTCTTTAATAACCTGATGGTTCATGGCTCCAACAAAAAGTACAAAGATGACGCACAGCAAGGGCCAGCAGGAGACTTAATACTTATTGAGGGTGGTATTGGTAGCGTGGACTTTCGTGGCTTACGCATCAATAACAACGAAGTAGACAAAGGTGTCACACCAAATATTCTGTACGCAGGTATGCGAGTAAGAGCAGGCCAGACTATTACGCAAGACATTCCTGACCGAGTTTGGATTAACGACCTCGATATGCTCAACCTTAACAACGATGGCGAAGCTATGTTTGTCATTGAGAAAGTTAAGAATATGTCAGTCAATGGTACAGTTTCTTCTAGCCAGAACTCAGGTACAGAGCTAAAGGTTACTGCTGACGCTGTTGATGTTGGATTGGATTACAATGTAATTCCTGGTACATCTAAGAATATTCGCAACATAGGTGTTGCAGAGGCTTTTGTTATTGATAGCACTGTAGCAGACAAGGTATTCATTACACTTAATCAGCGCAAAGAAACCAGTATATCTGAAGATGATTATAGAGAGCTAACATCTGACACTAACCAAAACTCAAGGCTTGGAGACACAAGATTTAGCAGACTGTACAGAGCTAACCTAGTTAAGAACGCTCCCAATGTAGGAGCAACTCAAGCCGCTACAGAGTGGACTCTTGCTGATGGACGGATGGCATACATTCCTGCACGTAAGGCTGGAGCAACAGCCATTGGAACTTGGACTACATCATCTACTAGTGGCGAGTATTACTTAGCGACAACTGCAAGCACTAGACTAACAGACGTATCTCAAGTTATTGAAGACAACTACATGATACTCAATGAGGGGACTCTAGGTTCGCTTGGGTATGGCGAGTGGAAGGTAGGCGACAACGATAGCCTTGGTTACAATACGTTGTACGTTAAACCTCTTGCGCCTGTTTCTCCTGCAAGCATGGGGGAGACTGATCTAAGGTACAAACAAGCGGCAGACGGCTCTGTCGTTAGAGTTACACGTAGGACTTTTTATGGTGGCGACTTGCCAAACACGGGCTATTATTACAATGGCGATTTATTTTATGATTTCACTCCCTCAGCTACAACAGGCGACCCAGTGGCTTGGATATGTAGAGTAAGAGGGTATGGCAATGTAGGCCAGATAGGTGGAACTGCAACTTGGGAAGTATTTGGGGTTATAGATGGTTGAAGAAACTAAGGAAGTCATGGATATAGCAGCGGCATCAACTGGGGTACTAGCACTGGCGGCATGGTTGCCCCCTGTGGCATCACTGTTTACAATAGTCTGGTTAGGCCTAAGAATCTATGAGTCAGATACAGTTCAAGGACTGTTGGGAAGGAAGTAATGATCGAGAAGTTTATAGCACCTGTCACTAACTTACTGGACAAGTTCATACCCGATGCGGATACCAAGCAAAAGATCGCACACGAGATTGCAACAATGTCTGAACGCCACGCGCAGGAAATCGCACTGGCTCAGATCGAAGTCAACAAAGCAGAAGCAAAAGGAAACTGGTTCCAAAGTGGCTGGCGACCCGCAACCGCTTGGACTTGTACCGCTGGATTTTTTGTAAACTTCCTCATATCTCCAATAGCCGCTGGCTTTGGCATAGACATTCCACAGGCTGACACATCGACCATGTTGCCTGTACTGATGGGTATGTTAGGATTAGGAACAATGAGAACTTACGAGAGAGTAAAGAATGGGTAAAGTAACTAACCTCCGTCCAAACCTATCAGAGCTATGTGAAGAGTACGATACTATTATAGTAATAGGTGTGAGCGATGACCAAGTACAGATCGTATCTAACATGGAAGACCCAGACATCCTATACAATATGGAAGTCGCTAAGTCAGAGCTGATCAATGCTTACTTCACCACAGAGATACACTGATGCAGATGCAATACTTCGACATCAAAGAGTTTGATTGCCAAGAGACTGGCACTAACGAGATGAACCCTTTCTTCTTAGAGAAGCTAGACCAACTTCGTCACCAGTGTGGCTTTCCCTTCAAGATTACCAGTGGTTATCGTGATCCCTCTCACTCCATCGAGGCTCGTAAGACCAGACCTGGCACTCATGCTAGGGGCATTGCTGCTGACATCCAGATCAACAGCGGCTCAGAAGGTTATGTGATTGTGCGTGAGGCTATGAAGATGGGGCTAGGCGGGATAGGTATTGCCAAGAACTTTATCCATGTAGATGTGCGCGACACCGTACAGGTTATCTGGACATATTAGTTTACATTTGGCCGTATATAAGGCGCTACAGTACCCAAATCCTTAACTTAGTAAACTCTTACTAGAATCCATCAGGTAGAAGGCTGGCACCCTTGCGGCCCTTCTTCTGAGCATCAAGTAAAGACTTTTTCATCTTCTTTTGTTGCTTGGCGGTTATCTTGTCCATTCGCTTTGCTGACTTTTTCTCTTGCCTTGTTGGCTCAATCCCCATAAATTGCTTAAAGATTGGGCTTGGCGTAAATTCTTTTCTTCTAAGAGCAAGCTCAATATCACCTTTAAATCTTTTTTTGATATGATTTTTAATAGCATTTTTGTCATTGCTTGAATAAATAGCTTTAACTCTTTCAAACTCTTTCTTTAAACCTTCTTTGTCGCTACTTCTGGCGTACTGTTTTCTAAGGTTTCTAAATTCCATATCCGACAACATCTTTGTAGACGCATCAATGTCTCTTTGATTTTGAGATGTAACCAAGTCTAGGATTCTATTGCTCTGCTCTGATCCTAGATCAGAATCTTCTTGATGCCTGTACTCATGTCCCCAGATTCTATTAGTAGCTTGCTTCCCGCCAATAATATTAACTGACCCAGGCGCAGATGGTATTTCGATTATATCGTCATTATAGGGAAGCTCGTAACCACCTCCAGTGTAACCTTCAGGGACGCTAAACCCTTTAAAGTTTACTTCTGAGTTTCTTAGGTCTTCAGGTAGCCTATGCACTCTAGCTTTATCTGGATTAATCTTAGCGCCCTTAGCCATATATGGAGAAACACCCATCTGAAACTCGATGTCTGCCATCTGCTTGCCCATTTGCTGGCCAATAAGATCGGAGATTGTGGTTTTCTTTTTTGCCATTAACTTAGTAAACTCTTTCTGGTCTTCTTAGATTCTTTG